ACAACCTCACCGTCAACACGCTGCTTACTGCCGAGCACATTCACGGCAATCTGGCCGGCAGCGTCTACATCCACGTTAAGAACACCGATACGGTGCAGCTTGATGCAGGCACGCCGTTTTATATCACCGGCACGGTTGGCGCTAGTGATCGCGTAGAGATTCAAGCCGCCGACAGCTCCGACCCCGCCAAAGGCCCGGCAGTGGGCTTGTTGGAAACCACGCTGGCAATCAATGGCGAAGGCAATGGCACGATCATTGGCGAGATCTTCAACTTCGACACGGCTACTCCGGGCTGGAGCACCAATGATGAGCTTTATGTTGCCAATGGCGGCGGGCTAACCAACGTCCAACCAACAAGCGGCTATCGCCAGATTGTGGCCTACGTCGGCCGCATTCAGGCCAGCACCGGCACGCTGGTCCTTACCGGCACCAGCATCGACCCAGTTGCTGGATCGAACGGCCATATCCAATTCAACGATGATGGCGGGTTTGGTGCTGATTCTGGTCTGACGTTTAACAAGACCACCAACGAACTCACCGTTGGTGTTAGCAATGCCGACCCTGGCACTGCAACAGTCAAGGGTGATCTCAATCTTGACAGCGGCGGCAGCTTCTCGACCACAATTCAATCGGTCACCCCAACCGCCAACCGTACGATCAGCTTCCCAGACCAAACCGGCACCGTCGGCCTTGTCTCTGGAGCAACCGGCAACATCCAGTACAACAATGCTGGCAAGCTGGCTGGCACCGCAGATCTGAATGTAGAGCTGGAATGGACCAGTGCCGGCGGTACTTACACCGGCCTCAAGGTCAACGTTGACGACGGTTCAAGTGGCGCTGCTTTAGGCAGCGGCAACCTGCTGGATCTTCAGGACAATGCCACTAGCAAGTTTGCTGTAACTCTTGAAGGTTATGCCATTCAAGCCGTAACCACAGTCGGCGCATTGCCTACAGCAGCTGCCGGGAATGCAGGCGCCCGAGCCTTTGTCTCTGACTCCACTGTTGCGGCTGCTGGCAACTTTGGCGGCATTGTCGCTGGCACTGGATCTAACACCGTCCCGGTTTATTCTGACGGTGGAGCCTGGAGGATCGGCTGATGACTTCCTCTGCACACCCTTCGATTCTCTGATCCCATGGACATCCTCACCGTTACGATCACCGACACCCGCACCATTGACGGCCTTATTTTTGCCGCCAATAGCGCCAAACTTTCTCCCGAAGATTACGCCACCTGGCTCCTCACTCAAGACGGTAAGCGTTACGCCGATGCCAACAGCTACGGTGTCATTACCAGCGCTGCATTCTTTGCACGCTTTACTCCAACTGAATATAATGATGTTTTGACTGCAGCAGCTGACCGTGTTGTAGTACCTGATCCAATTGGTGGTGTTCCTACCGCCGATGAACAGAAGATGTATGATGATGCAGTAGCTGCTTATGCAGCCCTGGAGAACCCTACTCAGGAACAAACCGACCTGTATGAAGCCATGGTTGCTTCCTACCAAGCTGCATGTACTCCCGATAACCAAGCTGAGATTGACGCAGCCGAGGCTAAGAACGATGCTGCTGATGAAGTCCAAGCTCTTGTTGTTGAACTGACCAACGCTGAACGTGTTGCTCTTGATGACCAACGTGTGACTGACGGTCTTTCCTTGCTGGTTAGCCGTGGTCTCCTTGGTTCTGATCGTCCCGCCACTATTACTTCTTATGAGCGTCCCACCGTTGGAGGTGTGTGATGACTATGGTATGGAGTCCCGACTACGAGGACGCTCCCGCAACATACATTGCTGCGGTAGAAGCTGCTGATGGTCAAGGACTAGAAGAAGAGGTAAAAGCTGCATACACCGAGTTTATCCTTGGCTGTATAAGCGATGGTATTTGGGATGCAATTAAAGCTAGTTGCATCCTCGCTGGGGCACGTACTCTTGCTGGTGCGTTGGTTCCGTTGAAAGGTGTTGCTCCAACTAACTTTAATTTGAGTGGATACGACCGCAAATTAGGCCTTGCAGGTAATCCTGTAAATGGCAGACTGCTTACAAGTTATACTCCTTTACAGAACAATAACCACGGCGCAGTATGGCTGTCTAGTCAGCCAAGCGTAGGTTACATACTTTTAGGCAACAAAGATGGAGCCGGTTTTGGATTTTACCCAAACACTAACGTTTATGTCCTAGCAAATAATACAGCCGGAGCTTTTCAGGTTGTTTCTGCCGGGATACAACTAACTGTTGGTTTTGTAGGTATAGAGCGCTCTTCTTCTGCATCTTATACATACCGAATTGGATCTTTGAACGGCACAACTGGTTCAGGGAATAATTCAACAACTCCCCTGACAACTCCCGTAAGTGTTTTTGCTGGAGATCCTGCTTTTAGAAACGGTTATCCAACAGACGCCCGAATCCCCTTCTACTCCCTCGGAGAATCCCTAGACCTCGCACTCCTCGACACCCGTATTTCTGCCTTTATCACCGCCATTGGAGCTGCTATCCCATGACACTAACAGCTGGAAAACTAATCCTGGCGAAGGACTACATTTACGGTCCTGCTGACCCTGATGTTGCTGCATACATTGCTGCGGTTGAAACGGCAGATGGTCAAGGGCTTGAAGAAGAAGTGAAAGCTGCCTATTCAAATTTTATTACTGGTTGCAAAGCTGACGGTATCTGGAACGCTATCAAAGCATCTTGTATCCTTGCAGGTGCTAGAACTTTGGATGGAGCGTTGGTTTCACTTGTTGGGACGGCTCCCACTAAGTTTGGCACCGCAGCTAATTGGAACTACAACCGTAAGACTGGCTTGCAGGGAGATGGAAGTACTAACTATCTAGATAGCAATCGAAACAACAATGCTGATCCGCAGAACAGTAATCACAACTCGGTGTATGTCTCAACCGCTCAGTCTCCAGGTAGTACTGGTTTTTATATGGATTCTGGCAGTAACGGTACTGGAGCCAATAACTTTGGAAGATCCGCCATATCTGTAAATTTATTCTTAAGAAATAGGTGTGATACTGGAACCACGATTGCCAGTGGCGCCGCTATTGGCTTTATGGGGCATTCGAGAAATCAATCTAATCAATATGTTTTTAGGGTAACTGGCTCAAATACTACTGTTGGCATTGCATCGCAATTACCAGCAAATGGCACATTGACTCTATTCGCTCGTACTTTATTTTACTCCGACGCCCGAATCGCCTTTTACTCCATCGGCGAATCCCTTGACCTTGCCCTACTTGACACCCGCGTATCTACCCTTATCTCAGACCTTGGAGCGGCTATCTAATGACCTGGCAAACTACAAACACCGCCAAAGGCGACAACAAGCTGTATTCAGATGCTAGGGGCGTGGTGCCAAGCCTGGACCTACGCTTTGCATCACAGAAGAATTTGAATGACTATATGACGGGCACACCGTTGGTTGACCACCAGCGTAGTATGAGTGGCAGCAATTTGAGTGCTGGTACTTTTGTTAATAGTAGTGGGTTAATTGAAACGGCTAAGGTTAACTTAGTAACGTATAGCGATTATTCTGTAGTCGAATCTACAACTGACGCTCAACTTGAGGGTCTTGCTACGGCACCTGATGGAACATTGACCGCACGTCGATACAGCGTACCCAGCACTGGGCTTGATACAATCAATAAACTTGCCACAGTAATTGACGGAGGAACACACACGTTTAGTGTGTGGATACGTTCAACCGGGTCTACATCTCAGGTTCGGACCATTACAGGAAATCCTCAATTTATCAATGTTGTAGACATTACAACTAATTGGCAAAGGTTTTCTTTTACAAAGGTAAATAACAGCGGCACTGGTAGTCGCGCATATGTTCAAATGTTAAATGTCGGAGATGAGATTGAAGTTTGGGGTGCCCAAGTAGAAGAAGGCTCCACAGCCACCACCTACATCCCAACCACCAACGTTTTATCCGCAGCACCACGCTTCGACCACAACCCAACCACTGGTGAGAGCCTTGGGTTGTTGATTGAGGAGAGTAGGACTAATTTATTTGACTACAGTACAGATCTCACCCAATGGACAGGATCTAATTCTGCTGCTCCTGTGGCGAGTAGTGAGATTGCGCCAGATGGAAGTACAGACGCATATAAACTTAATATCAACATTGGAGGCACTTCTTATTTTTATAGAAATGTACCAACTGTAGCGGGGAATGTTTACACTATTTCAGTTTGGGCAAAAAATTTACCGGGAGAGCAAAACTTTTTTGATTTGTTTTTTAACACTGCTGGCAGTGTCCAATTAGGGAAAACAGCATTAACGGATACGTGGACTCGTTACCACATAACAGGCACTGCAACCCAAACAGGAAATGCTTTGGCTGGAATAAACAACCCACCTGATGACTACACAGCTCGTGGTTTGTTTTGGGGATTCCAATTTGAACTTGGAGCCTTCCCAACCTCCTATATCCCAACTGATGGCGCAGCTTTGACTAGAAATCCGGATAACGCAACTATTACTGGCAGCGACTTTAGTAGCTGGTTTAATTCGCCTGAAGGCACATTATTTACGGATCTTCAAACTCCAAATACATCATGTTTTGGCTGGAACGTAAGCGACGGCTCAAATAACAACAGATTTGTCTTTGACCCAGGCGTGAATACAGGAACTGCTGCTGCAATAGTTTCTGGTGGCGGCCCAACTTTTGGCACTCCACCTACTGTTCTTGCTGGTGGCGGCAAAATTGCTTTTGCCTATAAACCAAATGATTACGGTGTTTATGGTAATCAAACACAGCTTGCTGGAACCTCTCCCGCAGCAGTACCTACCGGATTAAATCAGATCGGATTGGGCTATCGAGGCAATTACGCTCCCGATGCGTACCTAAACGGCACCATCGCCCGCCTCACCTACTTCCCTGATAGATTAGAAGACAGTGTTTTGCAAGCAATTACGCAATGACCAGCGGAGTTATGAACGAGCAATAGAACGCCTCCCTGACGCAACTCTTCAAGCCATCACCGCATAAAAAAGGAGCAGTTCGCGGCTGCTCCTCTTTGTGACAGCGGTGATACGAGTGCCTTCCCAAACCCTCGAATCGATGTGATCGCTGGTTA